CTGATGCTTTCCGTGGTGTTGATGGTAAGATAGGCAGGCTTATAGCTAAGCGTGTACAGTGTAAGCATAGACGTAGTAACTTAGAAGGATGGGTCAAGATCATACGTGATGATGGCCGCATCAGTCAAGGTATAGCGGGTATGTGTACAACAGCAAGGCTTAAGCACAGAGGTATAGTAAACGTACCTAGTGAGGGTGCATTCTTTGGTAAGTGGATGAGGAAGTCATTCATATCTAAGGATGGATACTCAATCGTAGGTGTGGATGCAGCCGGATGTCAGAACCGTATGCTTGCAGCAAGGGTAGGTGATGATGCTTTCACTGAGATATTAATCAATGGCGACAAGGCTAAGGGTACAGCCATCCATCAGATAAACCAACAGGCTATAGCCGATATAGGTATCACTGTTAGCTATGGTCAAGCAAAGAATCTTAACTACGCATTCATGTTTGGAGCTAGTGATAACAAGCTGGGTGATATTATAGGAGAGAATAAAGATACAGGTACACGTATCAGGGATGCATTACTTAGTGTATCAACAGGGTTCTCTGATTTAGTAGGGAACTTAACTAAGCAATGGGTGTCTAATGCTAAGACAAGATTGAATGACTGGGATAATCTGGAACACTATGATGGATGGGTTGAAGGGTTAGATGGTAGACCTATACACATAGAGAGTGAGCATCAGATCCTTGTGTATGTATTGCAAAGTGATGAAGCAATCCTAATGCAACATGCACTGGTGATGTTGAAGGATAGTCTCGATGCTATAGGCTGGACACATGGTGTAGAGTATGGCTTCTGTGCTAACATACATGATGAGTACCAAGCTGAGGTAAGAGATGATTGTGTTGCGCAGTACGCAACGCTAGCTACGTCTGCTATTACAGAGGCTGGCAAGAAGTTAGGCATCGCCTGTCCACATGAAGGTGAGGCTAATGTAGGAAAGAACTGGTATCAAACGCACTAAGCGTTCAAACTAAAATCAGAATAGGAATCAGACAATGGCTTTAAATGCTAACAAGGTAAGAAGTTCCGGCGGTAAGAGTAAGTTCCAACAACAAGATCCGGTGGCAGTGGGCACATACCCTGCTCGACTGGTATCAATCATCGACTTAGGTGTACAACCGAGACGGCCTTGGAAGGGAGAAGCAAAGGATCCTATCGCTATGATCCGATGCACATATGAACTTGCTACTGAGTTCATGAAGGATGAGAACGGTAAGGATGATGAGACCAAGCCACGATGGATCAGTGAGGACTTCCCATTCTACAGCTTGAATGCTGATAGAGCTAAGAGCACTCAACGATACCTAGCACTTGATCCACAGCAATCAGCAGGTGGTGATTGGGTTCAGTTGTTAGGTGCACCAGTAGCGTTAACTGTAGTTCACAATCCTAATAAGAATGACAGTACTATAGTGTATGCTAACATCGGAGCAACGTCTCCTATCATGAAGGGCATGGCTGTAGCTGAGCTAGTCAATGACACTCAGATGTTTGACTTCGATGAGCCTGACATGGATGTGTTCAACAAACTGCCTGACTTCTTGAAGGATAAGATCAAGGGTGCTACTAACTTTAGTGGCAGTGGCCTAGCTCGGGCATTAGATGGTGGTGCATCGGCACCGACTGTAACCCCTGAGGTTACAGAGGCACAGCCTGAAGCAGCATCTAATCCATATGGCTAACACATAGGGCGGGGGTAAAACCTCGCCTTTTTTATGCGAGAAATTTTATGATGAACCATCATGTATATAAATATTATAGATGGAAGCTCTTTGTTGCTGAGCAAGAGAAGCACTACTGGTCAGCCTTTCATTACGAGACACAAGCAGAGCTGGAGTTGATATGCGGGCCTTAATAGATGGAGACTTATTAGTATATGAATGCTCGGCAGTAGCTGAGTACCCGAAGGACGAACCAATCAGTGACTTTGATTTTGTTATCGAAGTCTTTCATAACAAGCTAAGGGATATGTTAAAGGCTGTTGATGCCGAAGACTTCGTTATGTACCTGACAGGTAAGGGTAACTTCAGGGATAAGATAGCAGTAACCAAACCGTACAAGGGCAATCGTAAGGGAGAGAAACCTTTCCACTATGAGAACCTTCGTGCTTATATCATGTCACATTCATGGTCTGTAATGGTTGAGGGCATGGAAGCGGACGATGCCTTAGCTATCAATCAGACGGATGATACAATCATATGCAGCAGGGATAAAGATCTACGTATGGTAGCAGGCTGGCACTACGGATGGGAGTCGGGTATGCAGCCAGAGTTCGGGCCTTATAAGTTCAGTGAGCATGGTGAGCTACACCTATCAGAGAATAGGAAGAAGCTAACAGGTGGTGGGTTGATGTTCTTCTATAGTCAATTACTAACAGGGGATAGCACTGATAACATTCCCGGTCTGAAAGGCTATGGTCCTGCTAAGGCTTATGATCTCTTGTGTGAGTGTGAGGATGAGTATGAGCTGTACTCTGTTGTAATGGTGGCGTATGAAGAGCAGCATGAGGATAAGTTTGAAGAGTACATGTTAGAGCAAGGCCGTCTGTTATGGATGGTGAATCAATTGAACGAGGATGGTAGTCCTGTTATGTGGGATCTACCAATGTATGTTTTTATACCATCAGAGGGATTTACAGATGTATGAAGTAACACACAATGATGCACTAGGCATGTACACTATGACCTTCGAAGATCATAAGGAAGCACTGGCTTACTACTATGATGTACTGCCTACATCCTTTGATGCACAGATCTTTGATAGAGAGGAGGGAGCATGGGACGAAGAGTAACCAAGACCAGAGGAGGTGGTCGATACACTGAGGCAGGATACTTTGGATTCATTCGGAGTGGACTGAGGCAGAAGAGTATGAAGTGGCCACCTAAGTATGACGTTATGAATAAAGCTAAGCGTCCATACGATGGCCCTGATAAGCGAAGGAAGTTTGAGTACCTGTGTGCAGGGTGCGAGCAGTGGTGTGCCGGTAAGGACGTAGCTGTTGATCACATCATAGAGTGTGGTAGCTTAAAGACATTCGAGGATCTGCCTCGGTTTGCAGCTACACTATTCTGTGAAGAAGATAATCTACAAGTCCTTTGCAAAGATTGTCATAATGTTAAGACACAAGAGGCTAAGAAGAAATGAAGATATTAATGCTAGACATTGAGACCTCACCACATAAGGCATACTGCTGGGGCTTGTTCGATCAACGTATCGGACTCAACCAGATAGTAGAAGCAGGTGGTACACTGTGCTGGGCAGCACGATGGGTTGGTGATAAGGAAGGTAAGTTTACATTCGGTGCTAAGTGGGAGACTAAGAAGGATTACATTCAGACTATCTGGGATCTATTAGATGAAGCTGATGCTGTCATCCACTACAACGGTAAGAAGTTTGACATACCTACATTGAACTGGGAGTTCATTAGGCATGGTCTTACACCACCTTCTCCTTATAAAGAGATTGACCTTCTTAACACTACACGTCAGAAGTTTAAGCCGGCATCACGTAAGCTAGACTATATAGCATCTGAGTTAGGTATTGGTTCTAAGGTATCTCATGCAGGTATGCCACTATGGACTGGCTGTATGGATGGGGATAAGAAGTGTCGTAAAGAGATGAAGGAGTATAACATTCAAGATGTATTCTTATTAGAAGAACTGTATCAGAAGCTGCTACCTTGGATCGGCAATCATCCTAACCTACAAGTGTACTCAGGTGAGCGTGATACATGCCCATCATGTGGCAGTCATGACATTCAGTACCGAGGGTACGCATACACCAACGCAACTAAGGCACGTAAGTTTAAGTGTAATGGTTGCGGTAGTTGGAGTAAGTCATCTAAGTCTGAGAAGGGTGCAGCATCTAACCTCCGTGGAGGTAACATATGAATTGGATAACAGATCCTAATAGATCAACAACACAAACTGTGCGAGAAGCTAAGGCATTCGGGAAGCAGGTAGGGGGTGATCACTATAAGAACCAAGGCATCCAACCATTGGAGTTGACGTATCTAAACTTCGGATACGCTGGTGTTAAGGCATCACTGTACACCAAGGTGAACAAGTACCTTACTCGTAACAAGGCTAATGAGGGAGAGGATATACGCAAGGCCATCCACTGCCTTGAGCTGCTGGCTGAATTTAAACATCGATCTATAACGGAGACTAAATCATGAGTAAACTTAAAGGGGATGACATGTTCCAAGCATGCATCTATGACCTTAAAGAGGTCTTAGGTGATGATGTACAGGTAGAGGGTATGGATATGGATCAGGCATTCGCACTGGTGATGACTGGTGGCGACGATGCATCAACGTCTGTCTTCTTAACATGTGATGAGGACATCGAAGCGATAGCCTCAACACTGGAGAAGATCTCCAAAGAAATACGAACCTTAAAAAAATCAAGTATGTCGCTACACTAGGAGGATGTATGGATGAGAATGTAATTGTACAGGGGAGCTTCGGCTCTCTTGCTGCACTGAAGAAGCAGCTAGAAAAGAATGGTGTGAAGGTTGTGGGTTTTGATGGTGTAACATTAACAACCAAGCACGCCACCTTCACCATGATCGACCAACAAATAATCAGAGAATCTAAGGATAATTAATGGATCAATACCAACAGTACATACACACTAGCCGATACGCACGATGGCTGCCTGAGCTTCAACGAAGAGAAACATGGGAGGAAACGGTAAGTAGGTATGTAGATTTCTGGGTAGATAAGGATCTGCTTGACAGCAAGACAGCTACCAAGATGCACAAGGCTATCTATAACATGGAAGTCATGCCCTCAATGCGTTGCTTAATGACTGCGGGTGTGGCCCTTGATAGAGATAACATGGCCGGCTTCAACTGTAGCTATGTAGCCATCGATCATGTACGTGCATTCGATGAGATCTTATACGTTCTCATGTGCGGTACAGGTGTAGGGTTCTCAGTTGAGAGACAGTCAGTTAAGAAACTGCCAGAAGTATCGGAGGACTTCCATGAAACAGACACAACAATCATCGTCCGAGATAGCAAGATCGGCTGGGCTAAAGCGTTTAAGGAATTGCTCGGGCTACTCTACTCAGGACAAGTACCTAAGTGGGACGTGTCCAAGCTGCGCCCAAAGGGAGCACCACTCAAGACTTTCGGTGGCAGAAGTAGTGGGCCTGAGCCTTTGGTTGCTCTGTTTAATTTCGCTGTTAACATGTTTCGGAATGCTGCTGGCCGTAAACTATCTAGCCTCGAATGTCATGACCTAGTATGTAAGGTAGCTGAGATTGTAGTGGTAGGTGGTGTGCGTAGGTCAGCACTCATCAGCCTATCCAATCTATCAGATGATCGGATGCGAGGGGCTAAGCTAGGTAAATGGTGGGAGACAGATGGTCAACGCCAACTGGCTAACAACTCAGCAGTGTACACAGAGCAGCCAGCCTTCGATGTGTTCCTAAAGGAATGGGTATCATTACATGAGAGTAAGTGTGGTGAGCGAGGGATCTTCTCTCGTATAGCCAGTAAGAATCAAGCAGCTAAGAGAGAAGATCCCTC